TTTCTTATCACAAGGGATTGGTGAAATTGGAGCAGCAATAATTGGACCTTTCCATAAAGGACCTGCTTTCGTACCAACCGTTGTTAATACACAATCAGAATTCGAAGAAATATTCGGTACACCCAATGGAGATTACTATTCGGGATATACCGTACAAAATTATCTAAGAGAAGCTGGAGTGGCTACTATTGTTCGTGTAGGACATATTGGTGGTTATACTCAAGCTAAACCTCTAGGTATTAAATTAAGTGGAGTTGGAACGAAAGATGACCAAATAATTGGTATCCTTCATGCAACTGATAACTTAGCATTAAATGTTGAGTTAGACGATACCACAGTAATTAACTCATCACCCTCAGCATCAGCATTTGAAATTTCAGGTTCTTTATTAGGAACTGCAATTTCAGCATCTGTACTTCCATCAGCTGGAAACGATATATCAGATGTATTTGGAGAAGATGCTTTCGGTAGTAAAAACGTTTATTCATACAAATATTTTGAAAATGCGGCAACAAACTTTGCTAACCACTTAACTAATAGTGGTTCACAAGTTTCACTTGTTGAATTAGCAGACCAAGATTTCACACATGATGTTCAACACGCTTCCACTCCTTGGATACAATCACAGTTGATTTCTGGTGAGAGACATAACTTATTTAAGTTACATACTCTTGGTGATGGTAATTATGCAAACACAGAATATAAAGTATCTATCTTTAATGTAAAAGCGGCTGGTAGTTCAAATGCAACTGATTACGGAACTTTCTCAGTAGCTATTCGTTCATTTAATGATACTGATAAAAGAAAAGTAGTACTAGAAACATTTAACAATGTATCACTAGACCCTGCATCACCTAACTATATTAAGAAAGCAATTGGTGACCAAAATCTTACTATTGATGCAGTTGGAAAAATGACAATGAATGGTGATTATGCAAATCGTTCTAAATTCGTTAGAGTTGAAACGATTAAAGAAGGAGCATCACCTGTAACTGCAGTACCATTTGGACATGGTGCATATACTAATCCAATTTTAGTAGGTGGTTCGGAATCAGATATTCCAGCAGTGATATTCTCAACAGGTTCATCAGATAACAATTCTTCTAAATCAGTAGCTTACTCAGGTATAGATTTAGAAAGTGCAATTGTTAAAATTGATAACAAAGGATATTTATCACCACTACCTGCTTCGGCAACTGTTGGTGGAAATACAGCTTTCTCATTTGATGCAAATATAAACATTTCAGGTGGTACTCAAAATCACTCAGATGATGGATATGGAACTTATAACTTTGCTTATACTATATCTACATCAGATGATGCATCAACAATCAATAAGAGACAGTTTACAGTAGGATTCCAAGGTGGATTCGATGGTAAATCTCCAACAATCAAATCGGCTAAGGCTGATGATTCAGAATGGGGTGCTGGTAACTCACAAGGATTTAACTTATCTACTTCAACAGCAAGTGGTTCAGTTGCATATGTAAAGGCAATTAACTCAGTATCTAATCCAGATGATTTCGATATTAACTTAGTATCTGCACCAGGTGTAGTTAGAAGATTACATTCTTATGTATTCGATAAAGTAGTTGATATGGTAGAATCTAGAGAAGATGCATTCTTCATTGGTGATTCAACTGATAAAGATGATACAATAGCTCAGGCTATTCTACAAGGTGAATCAGTTGATTCTAACTATGTTGGTACTTACTACCCATGGGTTAAAACAATTGATAGTAGAACTAATAAACTAACTTCAGTTCCACCATCAGTATTGATGCCAGGAATACACGCTGAAAATGATGCAGTTGCTGCCGAATGGTTTGCACCAGCTGGATTAAATAGAGGTGGTATCACAGGAGCAGTTTCTGTATTAAACAGATTAACACATGCTGAAAGAGATACACTATATGAAGGTAAGATTAATCCAATCGCTTCTTTCCCTGGTGAAGGTATCGTTGCATTTGGACAGAAAACTCTACAAGATAGAGCATCTGCACTTGATAGAATCAACGTAAGAAGATTATTAATCAAAGTTAAGAAATATATTGCTTCAACATCAAGATACTTAGTATTTGAACAAAACACATCTCAAACGAGAGGTAAGTTCCTAAATACTGTGAATCCTTATTTAGAAGGAATACAACAAAGACAAGGACTTTATGCTTTTAGAGTTGTAATGGACGAATCAAACAATACACCAGACGTTATCGATAGAAATATCTTGGCAGGGGCTATTTACTTACAACCTACAAAAACGGCTGAATTCATTGTAATTGATTTCAACATTCTACCGACTGGGGCTAGTTTTACGGCATAACTAAAAATTAAAAAGAACTATATTTATAGTAGTATATAATAGGAGAAATAAAAAATGGCAGAAGTATTAGAATTTAAC